TGACAGATTACTACAAAGCCCAGGCAGAGTAGGCACATCTGACAATGACATTAACGCTATCAGAAACACTGGTATGCTTCCTGATGGATATGTTGTAAACAACTATCTAACAGATACAGATGCGTATTTCATCAAAACTGACTGCCCAGACGGGTTTAAGTATTTTGAAAGGTCTCCAATGCAAACATCACTAGAAGGTGATTTTGACACTGGTAACATGAGATACAAAGCTAGAGAGCGTTATAGCTTCGGATATTCAAACTTTAGAGCCGTTTACGGTTCTCAAGGAGCTTAAGGAACGATTTATTGTAGCGTTTCTCACTCAACTACAATTCTAAGGGAGCTTCGGCTCCCTTTTTTTGTTGATTACTTTGATTTCTAGGTGTACACTCAAGGTAGTTTAAAATTAATTAGCTTAATGAGGGTCGATTTCGATTTCCATTAATACAAGTAAAGGAGTTCATAATGGCTAATCCACATTTTCAAAACTTAATATTATGGGCAGGTAATACTGTTGCAACTGAGCATAAGAAAAACCAACCCATGTTCGCACCATATCCATCAGACCAAACATTTTATATGTATCACAATGATTTCTTTACATATAATTCTGGTGATTGGACTATAACAACTACTGAGGCTGGTACTGGTAGTGCATCTGAAGCTGTTACATCTTCAGCAGGTGGAGCTTTATTGCTTACCAACGCTGCAGGTGATAATGATTTAGACTTTTTACAACTCAAAGGTGAAGGGTTTAAATTAAGCACAAGTAAGAAAGCATACTTTTCTGCTAGATTCAAAGTAAACGATGTAGACCAATCTGATTTTGTTATGGGTCTTGGTATAACAGATACAACACCTCTTGATACTACTGATGGTGTTTTCTTCATTTCTGCAGACGGTGACGCAGGGTTAGATTTTTTAGTAGAGAAAGACAATACTGCAACCACTACAGAAGATGTAGCAACTATGGCAGATGATACTTTTATCACCACTACTTGGTTTATTGACCCAGATGCTTCAAAAGTATTTTACTCAATAAACAATGCTGCACCAGTTGGAGTTGCTATCACAAACCTACCTGATGACGAAGAATTAACAGTATCATTTGGTATACAAAATGGTGAAGCTTCAGCACAAACTATGACCATTGACTACGTTGTAGCAGCAGTAGAAAGATAGGAGTAAACAATGGCAGATACAGTAACTTCGCAAACTATTCAAGATGGTGAGAGAGTCGCAGTATTAAAGTTTACTAATGTATCAGACGGTACAGGAGAATCAGCTGTTAAAAAAGTTGATGTTTCAGCACTATCTACTAATAGTGCTGGTGAATCTTGTACTAGTGTTTCTATAGCTCGTATATATTGGGCTTGTGTTGGTATGAGAGTAAACATTGAGTTTGATGCTAGCACTAATGTTTTAGCTATGCCATTACCAGCAGATAGCACAGGAGATGAATATTATGATTTATTTTCTGGGATACCAAATAATGCAGGCTCTGGTGTAACGGGTGATATAGACTTTACAACTGTTGGCCACTCAAGTGGTGACGCTTACTCCATCATTTTGGTATTGAATAAAAACTATTAATGAATGGTTGTAAAAAGAAAAAAAGCTAAATCTATACGCAGAACAACTGGTAAAGGTGGTAATTACCGTCCCACTAAAAGTGGGGCGGGCATGACCAAGAAAGGTATTAGAGCATATAGAAAAGCAAATCCTGGCTCAAAACTCAAAGGAGCTGTCACTGGAAAAGTTAAAAAAGGTAGTAAAGCCGCTAAAAGAAGAAAATCTTATTGTGCTAGGTCTTTAGGACAACTCAAAAAAAGTTCGGCTAAAACTAGAAATAATCCCAACTCAAGAATTAGACAAGCAAGAAGAAGATGGAAATGTTAAATGTATCCTGTCTATAATAAATTTTATCTGTTGCTTTCTTTCCAGTAACTTCAATTTTTTTTGCATTAAGTAAAATCACAAAATCTCCT